TATCTCTGAACGCAATTTATCTGCTAAAGAGGAAAAAATTGTTAAAGCATTAAAAAAGACAGGAAAATTTAAAAAAGGTGATCCTGCTATGTATGCTATCGCTGCATCTAGAGCTGAAGCATTAGATCCAGTAGGTAAAGAAGATAAAGATATTGATAATAATGGTAAAGTAGATAATACAGATAAATATTTACTTAAACGTCGTAAAGCAATAGCTGCTAACATTAAAGAAGATAACGGAATGGAATTTCCAAAAGAAATATCTTCACTCTATGGTAATCAATTTGTATTCATCTATGATGATAGTAAACCTGGTTTTTATAATATTAAAGATCTTGAAACAGGTAAAATGATAGGAAGAGTAGGATTTCCTACCCCAGAAAAAGCTAAATCTTTTGCTATGGATTTAGTAAAACCAAAAGGTGGAACGATATCAACTCAACTTGAAAGTCAAGATCACGAAGTGAAAATGGCTATCTCTAGTTTAGAAGCAATTGCTGAAGCAATAGTAGAACTAAGACAAAAATTAGGAAACGTAGAACGCAACATACCTGGATGGATTCAGGACCATATAACAAACGCTGAAAACTATATTGAGCAAGCAGCTCAAGGTTTTCATGAAATAAAAAACGATGAGTAAATTATTACTAGAAAAATATATTAAAGTTGCTGTTCAAAAAGCTCTAAAAGAACAAGAAGAACAACAACGCAGATCAGAAAAATCGATGTATTTAATATATCGATTTCCTGGTTTAAAGAAACAATTAGAGGATTTAATGTCTCCTGCTTTTGGGCGTTATATTGCTAATGTTGAAATAGTATCACCTAAACCAACTACATTTAAAGTTGATTTAGTCAATTCCCAAATATTTTACATATATTACATCGGTAAAGGAGAATATATGTGTAAAATTTCAGGCAAAAAATATTACCCAGAAAACTTAGGTGATCTAGAAAGAGCATCAGATGCTATAACAGCATTATTAGAATTAAATTACGCTCCAACCGAAGTTAAAGAAGCAGCTCCTGCTGATAAAGGTACTGAATTAGGTGCTGAATTAGCTGCTGCTGATGCTGCTCCTGAATCACCTGCTGAAGAAGAAGTACCTGAAGAAGAAGTAAACGTATAATGATTACTGTAGATAGCATATTATTAGAATGGTCTTACCGTTGTAAGGATGGCGTTGTTGATTTAAACGACCCTGAAAAAAAAGCTATATTAGAACAAGTATTAAGTGAATTAGGTGTTAATTTATCTGAAGTTGAAAATGAAGATTTAATTTCATTAATTAGTAATTCTGATTTATTTTCTGATTTTGGAAATTTAGAAGCATCTGGAAATAATACAATAAAACTAACATTTTCAAACATCCCTAATAGAGGATCCCAATCAGATTCATTACGTAATGATGCTTATGATGCATTAAAACAATTAGTAGATCAAAATAAAGATTTATCTAACTTTAAAAAATTAGCCCCAGGTACGGGTTCTAGTTTAGGAAGTGCTGTTGTTAATTATAAAGGTAAAGATTATAAATTAATTATTAAAGGTGTTTCCGATGAATCTTCTAGTGATACAGATGTTAAAGAGGCATTAGTTTCATTATTTTATGTTTCTGATATTGATACTCCTTTTAATAGTGAAAATTACGAATCAAGAGTAAATCAATTAATTAATGCTGCACAAGAAGGTATTCCTGGAGAAAGTAGTAATGCATCACAAAAAGTAGTTAGTTTTCTTACAGCAATATCAACTGATAATAAATCATCAAATATAACTTTCATAAACCAACCTTTATCATCAGCATTAGCCATAAAATTAGCATATCCTGATCAAAAACTAATAAGAACAGGTTTATTTGATGTTATAAGAAATAAAGCAACATTATTAACTGGACTACCAGCAGATAAATGGTGTCCTGGTGATGTATATGTTCAATTAGGACCTGTAGATGGTATTAGTAAAATTGATAATATTGAACTTCTTAATGATTTATTCAATAATGAATGGGGTGAAACCTTAAAACCATTAGTTGCTGTATCATTAAAACAAGCAGAAGCACAAGGTGGAAAAGCTAAAGCATTACTTAACAAATATACTAAAGCTAAAGAAGATTATAATTTAACTGCTGATGAAATTGATTTTGATGAAGAACAATTTAAAAATGGTATTAAAGACTTAAGAAATAAAATCCAATCTAAAATTAGCGGTAATCAAAATATTGAATATGTTACGGATTCTGATAATTTAAAAAGTGATATTAGATTTTTAAGAGGCAAATATGCTGCTTTAAAATCAGTAGAATTTTTATTTAGACAATTTAATGATAGTGAAGTTGATGATGCTATAGTAGCATTAGCAGGATTTGCATTATCATTATCCGGTGTAAATCCAACGTTCTTTAAAGTAACAGGACAAAAAAGTGGTGAACCTGGTAAAGTAGATACCTTCCCAAGAGGCCAAAATATTATATTATATAATATAGATGGTGATTATGAACCTATTAAAGTAGAAGATAGTTCTACTTTTGGTGGTTTAAAAATTAATTTTAAAATTGAAAAGGGAGGAAATCCATATTTAGTATCTATTAATGCTAGAAATAATGGTAATACTCAAGGAACTTTAGAAATACAAAAAATACAACCACTATCAAAATAATTTTATTATATTTATACACATGGAAAATACATTCAACCCAACAGATAAATTAACATTAGACGTACCATTGTTTATTCGCTTATTAGAATATGCAAAAGAAGACGCTAAAACCGATGTAGATTTACATACAGCAACAGAAAATGCTTTAGCATTAAGTGAAACTGGAAAAACATTAACAATGGATGATTACGATACTATTGTAAAACAAGATGAATTGCAAGAAAGAATGCAATACATAGCTGGTATAAAAAAATAACAGGAATTAATCCTTTTATATATTTATTAATATACAAATATAAAAATATTTTAAAATGAAAAAATCAGAATTAGAAAAAATAATCAAAGAGGAATTAGCTAAAATGAAAATGGCTAAACCTATGAAAGAACAAGAAGAAACAGCTCTAGATCCGGAAGTTCAAGCTTTAGTTAGCAAACTTATTCCTCAAATTGATGAGTCTAAAAAAACTGAATTAAAAGAAGCATTTGCTGAATACAGTGAATTAATCATGCAAATCTTAGCTGGTGCTTATGGTACTGCTGCTGCTATTTATTTTGGTAGCTTAATTGCTTTAGCATTTAAAAAAGGTGGTAAAGAAGAATTACAAAAAGCTATGAAAGAACTAGAAAAAGCACATCGCGGTGGTTCTTTAGGCGGTAACTAAAAATAACACATATAGAGCATATTCATTACATGCTCAAATAATAAAATATAAAATGGAGTAGTGGCCCAATTCGCAAGAGTTGGGCCTTCTTCTGTCAGAATCAAATTATTACATTTAAGCAAATAAAAATATATATGGAGAAAAAAATAGTAATAGTAGGTGCAGGTGTTGCAGGTATTAATGCTGCAACCAAATTAGTGGATAATGGCTATCCGGGAGAACTAATCACAATTATTGACATGGGAAATGACCCACACAACCGCTTACCTGAGGAAGTAATGACAGGTATGTTAGGTGCAGGTGGATGGTCAGATGGTAAATTAACTTATCATACTGAAATCGGTGGTCAATTAGCAAAATATTGTGGTGAGGAAAAAGCAATGGAATTAATGGATCAAGTCATTAGTAACTTTAGACGTTTCCATCCAAAACCAGAAGAAATCTTTATGTCTGATCCTCAAGAGGAACCAGAATTTATTAAACCATACTTTGGATTACGTATGTTTCCAGTATGGCATATTGGATCTAATTTCTTGCACGAAATTGCTAAAACATGGTATTCATATTTAGTTGATGCTGGTGTGGAATTTGTATGGAATACTAAAGTAACAGATATTGATTTTGAAAACCAAATGATAATTTGTAAAGAATTTGGAGACAAATATGATGAATTAATATTTGCAGTAGGTAAATCAGGAATCGATTTTGGTAAGGAATTAGCTGAACAATATACATTACCTACTGAAGCAAAATCAGTACAAATTGGAGTACGTTTTGAAGCACCACAAAAATACTTCCAAAAACTAATTGATATATCATATGATTTTAAATTATATCAAAAGTTTGATAACGTATCATTACGTTCATTTTGTACTAATAATAACGCTGCCTTTGTTGCTGTTGAAGAAACTTACGGAGATGTTACGTACAATGGTCACGCGAAGAAAGGTGAAGAATTTAGAAACAATATGACTAACTTTGGTATTTTAATGGAAATTAAAGGTATTGAAGATCCATTTAAATGGTCAAGAGATGCAGTACAAAAATTACAAATTGATGGTACTGGCACTTATTATTCACCAAACAATACTCGTAAACCAGGATTAACATCAGAAAATAATACAGTATCAGCTATACAAGTAAATACTATGGATATTTTATTTGATGCATTAGGTGAAGATTATGCTCAATATATTGAAGATTTTATTACCAATATGCAAATGGTATTCCCTGAAATGGGAGACGATTGGGGTATTTATATGCCTGAGGTAAAATATCTATCACCTGAACCATTAGTAAATTATACAGACTTATCATTAACCGAATTCCCAAATGTTCACTTTGTTGGTGATGCATTATCAGCTCGCGGTATTACAGTATCAGGAGCACACGGAATTTATGTAGCAGAATCATTAATTAAATAAATAAAAAGTTATGGCAAAAGAAAAAAGAACCCCAATCGAACCAACTAGAAGATATAAATCTCCAGATGGTACAATCCGTTATGTAAAATTTGGTCAATTACATAATTTTGATGGACCCGCTCTAATACCAGAAGGTAATACGAGAAAAGCAGAATATTTTGTATTTGGTATTCCTTATACTAAAGAAAAATTTGATGAAATTAAAAAACACAACAACGGATTACCTTGGTACAAGCAAGCCGCTAATAAAAGTGGTGGTGGCAGAGTTTAATTAGTATATTTACGTATTAAATAAAGGTTATGATAGAAAATAAAGAACGTAGAGGTAGACCAAAATTAGAGGTTGTTGAATCACCACGTAAATTCACTCGTGTTTACGAACATGAAGATTCAACGGTTATTTGGAAGTTTGATTTAGATAAATTTGATAAAGGTCCAATTGATGTAGAAATTAGACATAAAAATGGATCTGATACTCCTAAATATTGGGCTAAAAAGCGTAAAGAAGCTAAGGATGAACGTCGTATAAACCGTGAAATGCGTAAAATAAACGAGAAAAACAGTCCTAAAAAGAAAACTACTAAAACTACTAAAAAAACTAAAACAAAATAATATGCGTATTGGATTAGCAGGAACAATGAGTGTAGGTAAAACTACATTGGTTAAGGCACTAGCAGAATTGCCTGAATTTAAAGATTATTATATTACAACTGAACGTAGTAAATATCTAAGAGATTTAGGTATTCCATTAAATACTGATTCTTCAGTACGCGGTCAATTTGTTTTTATGGCTGAACGAGCACAAGAGTTAATGCGTAATGATTTATTAACTGATCGTACTATTTGGGATGTATGCGCATTTACAATGAGTGCTAAATCAATTAAGTGGAAAGGAAAACAATTATTAATTGAAGCCGCTACAACATTAATGCCATATTATGATATTGTATTTTATGTCTCACCAGAAGGCGTTTCTATTGAGGATAATGGTGTAAGAACAACTGATGAAAAATATCGTGATAAAATTGATTTTGCGATTAGAGAATTATTAAATGAATATAAACCTAATAAATTAGTTGAGATTAAAGGTAATACAGAAGAACGTATTACAGAGATAATGAAACATATAAGTTAATATATTTATACAATATCACCCCTATATATAAAAATGAAAAAATTAGAAAAAATAATTAAAGAAGCTATCTTAGAAGTAATTAAGGAAGAAACATTTGCTGGTAAAAATTCTATATCCGACCTTAAAAAAGATCCAGGATTTAGTTCATTAAAACCTGATGCTAAAATTAATGCTGAAAAAGAATTAGAACAAGGAGGATCAGTAACATTAGAAAATAATGTAAATGAAATGGCTCGTATCCCTGTACAATACAAAATTGCTGATTTATCTAAATTAGATGATTTAAGTGATAAAGTTAAAAACTCTAAAGGTGTACAAGGTATTATTTCTTATCTACAAGATAAAGGACAAGCACCAGTTGCTGCAATCGCAAAAGATCAATTTAATCGCCCTCAACAAGCAATTAATCCAGTAGTATTAGCTTTAACTCAAGCAGGTGTATTAGATACAGTTGGTGGTTCAGGTGTTGCTGCTTCTCGTGTTGGTAAAGGTGGTGCAATTGCTCCTCCAACAACAAAACAAATAATTGATCCAGAAGATTTCTTGATTGGTGGTGGTGAAAAATTTGATAAAGCACCTAATGAACCAAGTGAAGAAGAAATTGCAGCATCATTTGCAGCAGCAAGAGCTATTGGTGATGAAGATGAAGATATAATCAAAACTCTTCCAAAAGATGCTCCAAAATCAAAAATGACTATTTCTGATCAGGACTATGATAAATTAATGAAATTCTTAAATGCTAAAGAACGCTTAAGAAACATTGATAGTGCTCTTAGACAAAATAAAAAAATCTCTAGAGGTGGTGATGATATGATCTCTAAAGATTCAAACGAGGAAGAAAGACTAAAAGCTAAAAAAGTGGAATTAGAAAAACGCATTGATGACTTAGTTGCTTCTAGTGAATACCTACAACGCCGCAAAGCCCCAGAAGATAAAAATAAATAAAAAATGAAAAACATCCCCGTAAAACAAGTAATAATTGGTGCCTCAATTCTCTTGTTAGCATTAATCGGTTATTATTTCTTCTCTACATCTAGTCCTCGCTATGTTAAGAAGTATAAAGCAACCATTGACTCAGCACAACGTAATATCGACTCATTAGAAATCGAAATAGCTGCATCTGATAAAATCATTGACTCATTGAGTTTTGATTTAACAATGGAAGATAGAGAAAACTCTAGATTAAAAGAACAAATTATTGACATTAAAAAGAAAAATCATGAAAAACTTACTGCTGTTGATAAGCTTAATAACGCTGAGCTTAAACGCTTCTTCACAGACCGCTACGACGTCCAATAAGGATAGCGTAGTTGTATTGCCTGCTAAAGTGGCAAAGCTTATAGCTAAAGACTTAGTAGCTTATGACGGTTTAAAAGTTGAACATAAAGCAACATTAGACTTATTAGCAAATACAGAATCTAAAGTTAACACTCAAGGCTCTATTATCAAACAATACGAAATTAAAGATGGTCAATGGAAACAAATGATCACTAATTATGATGCTCAAGTATTAGCCTATAAAAATATGACTGCTGACTTGCAGAAAGATTTAAGAAAAGCTAAAGTACGTGGATTTTATAATAAATTCGGATTAACTTTAGGTTTTGGTATTATGACATACCTTTACATTACTAAATAGCATTCTCTTCTCCCGAGGATACAGTGCCCGAAAGCCCGCAATTTTTTGCGGGTTTTCTTTTTTATTATATATTTATATACAACACCAAAACGACATATATGTCAGAACAATCAAATATTAAGAGTATAATTACTCAAGAATATATAAAGTGTGCTCAAGATCCGATACACTTCTTTAGAAAATATTGTTATATTCAACATCCAATTAAAGGAAGAATCCTATTTCATTTATATCCATTCCAAGAGAATGTATTAGATGATTTTCAAAACAATCGTTTTAATGTTATTAATAAATCACGTCAGTTAGGTATATCTACCTTAGCTGCTGGTTTTGCGTTGCATACTATGATGTTTAATAAAGATAAAACAGTATTATGTATTGCAACTAAACAAGAAACTGCTAAGGGTATGGTTGATAAAGTACAATTTATGTACAATAACTTACCTCAATGGTTAAAAGGAAATAAAAAACCAATATCAGATAATAAATTATCATTAAAGTTATCTAATAACTCACAAATCATAGCTACTTCAGCAGCATCGGATGCAGGTAGATCTTACGCAGTATCTTTACTACTAATAGATGAGGCTGCATTTATTGAAGGTATTGATAGAATATATACGAGTATTAAACCTACTATTGCAACTGGTGGACGCATTATAGCATTATCATCTCCAAATGGTATTGGAAACTGGTTCCATAGAACATATACTGAAGCTAGTTTAGGAAAAAATGACTTTAATCCTGTAGAATTAAAATGGAATTTACACCCTGATCGTGATCAATCATGGTATGAAACTGAAAAGGCAAATATGTCTCCAAGAGAATTTGCTCAAGAATATGACTGTGACTTTTTAGGATCAGGTAATTCAGTAGTTGAACCTGATACACTTAAACATTACGAAGAAAATTACGTAATAGAACCTATTGAACGTAGATTCATGGGTGGTGATTTTTGGATATGGCAATATCCTGACTATAATAAACAATATGCAGTAACAGCCGACGTTGCAAGAGGTGATGGAAGTGATTATTCAGCATTTCACGTTATTGATATTGAATCATGTGAACAAGTAGCCGAATTTAAATCACAAATTGGTACTAGAGAATATGGACATATGCTAGTATCTGTTGCTAACGAATATAACAATGCAATGTTAGTAGTAGAGAATGCAAACGTTGGATGGGATGTTGTAAATACAATAATTGAAAAAGGTTATCAAAATCTATATTACTCACCTCGTTCATATGGAGACATGAGTATGGACAAATATCTTGATAAATTAGATAATGATCAAGTAGTTCCTGGATTTACTACATCAGCAAAGACGAGACCGCTTGTCATCTCCAAAATGGAGTCGTATATTCGGGAAGGCGCTTTTATATTTCACTCAAAACGTTTACTTGAGGAATTAAGAGTGTTCATTTGGCACAATGGTAAAGCACAAGCTCAAAGTGGCTATAATGATGATTTGGTAATGTCTGCTGGTATTGGATTATTTTTAAGAGATACAGCATTAAAATATCAAGCATCAGGAATGGACATAACTAGAGCAACATTAACAGGAATGTCAAAAACAGGTGGTTATGATAGTATTTATCCTACATCTCCTGGTTTTAGAAATCCATACCAAATAGATAATGGTGTTGGTGGTACAGAAGACATTAGCTGGATGCTATATTAATATATTTATACGTATACTAAAATTAAAAAATAAATGGCCGAAAGTAACAATTTAGGACTATTTGGAAATCTAAGACGTTTATTTAGCACAGATGTTATCATCAGAAATGTTGGTGGTAAACAGCTAAAAACTATTGATACTGATAGAATTCAAGCATATGGTAATGTTAAAACCAATGCTTTAATAGATAGATTTACTAAACTTCATAGATACGGAGCTAATATGCCGTATAATCCAACTATGAACTACCAAACACTTCGTATTCAGTTATACACTGATTATGAAGCAATGGATACAGAATCAATTATCGCTTCTGCTCTTGATATTATTTCTGATGAAGCAACATTAAAAAATGAAGCAGGTGAAGTATTACAAATCAGATCCTCAGACGAACGTATTCAAAGAATATTATACAACTTATTTTATGATGTATTAAATATTGAATTTAACCTTTGGTTATGGATTCGTAATATGAGTAAATATGGTGACTTTTACTTACACTTAGAAGTTGCTGAAAACTTTGGTATCTATAACGTAACACCATTATCAGTTTATGATATGGTACGTGAAGAAGGTATGGATCCACAAAATCCATCTTATGTATGTTTTAGAATTGACCCAATGGTTATTGCTGCTGGTGGTATGAATTCACGTGTTAAAGATAGAGATGGTAAAATCAAGTTTGAAAACTATGAAATTGCTCACTTCCGTTTATTAACAGATGCTAATTACCTACCATACGGAAGATCATACATTGAACCCGCACGTAAAACGTATAAACAATATATTCTAATGAAGGATGCAATGCTATTGCACCGCATCACTAGAGCGCCGGAAAAACGGGTATTCTACGTTGACATTGGTAACTTACCAAATGCTGAGGTTGATGGATACATGGAGAAGTTAAAACAAAAAATGAAAAAAACTCCATATATTGATAACCAAACAGGAGAATACAACTTAAAATATAATGAACAAAATATACTTGAGGATTTTTATATTCCTCAACGAGGTGGAAATTCAAATACTAGAATTGATACTATTAAAGGTTTAGAATATAATGCAATTGATGACGTTATGTTCTTAAGAGACGAAATGTTAGCTGCTCTTAAGGTACCTAAAGCATTCTTTGGATTTGAAAAAGACTTAACTGGTAAAGCTACATTAGCTGCTGAAGATATTCGTTTTGCTCGCACAGTTGAACGTATTCAACGTATTGTATTATCTGAGTTATATAAAATGGCATTAGTACATTTATATGCTCAAGGATTTGATGGTGAAGCTTTAGCAAATTTTGAATTATCATTAACTACTCCTTCAATTGTTTACGAACAAGAAAAAGTAGCGCTATGGAAAGAAAAAATACAATTAGCTAAAGATATTCAAGATAGTAACTTAATGCCATCTGATTGGATCTATGATAAAGTATTCCAATTCTCAGAAGATCAGTACGATGAGTACCGTGATTTAATTGCTGAGGATATGAAACGTAAATTCCGTTTCTCTCAAATTGAAAATGAGGGTAACGATCCAGCACAATCAGGTAAATCTTATGGTACACCACACGATTTAGCTACTTTATATGGTAAAGGAAGAAACGGAGTAGGTGATACAGGAGCTGTTCCTCCAGGATATGATGAAACTAGACCAGTTGGACGTCCTAAAGAAAAAGCATCTATTATTGGTACACAAAAAGATCCATTAGGTAAAGATAGATTAGGAAGTAAAGAAAATTCAACATTATATACAGCTAATATACCTAATGATGAAGGTGGAACACCAAAAGGTGGTTCTCCATTATCACTAGTTGAATATAAGAGAAATAAAGATTTACTAAAATCCATAGTGTTTGAAAATAAATCTGATGAAAATAGTATGTTAGATGAAGAAAATATTAAGGATATATAAAAGGTATATATTTATAAATAGTACATTTCTGAACATATAATATAAAAATGCGTATAAAGCATAGCAAATTTAAGAACACAGGAATCCTGTTTGAATTACTTGTTAGACAAGTAGCATCAGATACAGTATCTGGTAAAGATTCAGCGGCTGTTGGCTTGATTAAAAAATATTTTTCTAAAACTGAATTAAATAAAGAATATAAATTATATCAAACTTTAGTTAACTCTACAGTAGTAACTGAAGGTAAAGCTGAATCATTAATTAATGCAACTATAGAATTATCTTCTAGATTAAATAGATCTACATTACGTAAGGAAAAATATAATTTAATTAAAGAAATTCGTGAAAAATATGATATTGATGAGTTTTTTAAAGCAAAAATCAATAACTATTCACAATATGCTGCTGCATATAATTTAATTGAATCTCATAATTCAATCGAATTTATTGAACCTTCAGATGTAGTTGAAAATAAAGTAACTTTATTAGAACATATTTCTCGTAAAGTAGTAAATAAATCAGAAGTTAAAGATAGAGTACTACAAGAATATGCTGATATGGACAAAGGTACTCGTATCTTAGCATATCGTATGTTGCTTGAAAGATTCAACGAAAAATATGTTGAATTATCTCCAGCACAAAAAACAATATTAAAAGAATATATTAATAATATCTCTAATACAACTAAATTAAGAGAATTTGTTAATGAAAGTATGGAACAACTAGTAAAAGAATTAACTAAATTAATTCCTACTGTTGCTGATAAAACTATTCAGATTAAATTATCTGAAGTTGTTACGTTTTTAAAACCAATTGAGAAAAAACAAACGGTAAAAGATGATAATATCATTACCTTGTTACAATATCATCAATTAGTAAACGAAATAAAATCAGTAAAATAATGAACGAACAAACTCTAAAGGAATATATTAAATCACTAGTACGTGAAATCTTAGAGGAAGAAAATGGTTCTACATCAGGTGGTGCAGGTGCTTATTCAACTCCATATGCTTTTTCTCGTAAGGGACAAAAGTCAAATGCTGCAACACAAGCTGCTGAAGATGAAGGATTTATTAAAGTAAAACCTGGTATGCCATCTGATTCAAAAATTTTAGATTATAAACAACTTATGGGTAAATCTAAAAAATATAAAATTTACGAATCAATAGATAAAATCGTGAAAGCAGAATTAATTAATGAAGTAACTTATAATAAATTTAAATCTGAAGTTAAGTTACGTACTAAAAACGAACAACTACATAAAGCTATTAAAGAAGTAAAACGTAAATTAATGGAAATTGATCGTATAGTAGAATATACTTCTATGATGAAGCAAGAATTAAGTGA